AACAGGCAACCCAGCACTGTCTGCCATGTATTGAATAACAGTCTCACCAGATGGCAACCTCATTAGGTTCTCATATGTGTAAGGGTTGATTCCACCCATTTCACTTTCTCTTACGACTGAACCCGGATCGATTGCTCTCATTTCATTTGATCTTACGACTGAAGGCATATCAATTGTTTTCATTTCATTTGATCTTACAACTGACCCCGGATCAATCACTCGCATACCACTCGTACCTCGCTCTTGATTTCTGACAACTGACCCCGGATCAAGTCCCTGTAGTGCTCCGTAACTCATTTTTCCCGGCATTTCCCGTTCTCCTTTTCTTTGTCAGCCTTGCTGACGGTTCATTTGTTCCGGTTGTGCCGGAGGATTAGGTGAAGCAACACGTCTCATGTCTCTCATGTTACTCGTGAAACTATCTAAGGCTCCCATGTTCGGCCTCATATTTCTTTTGAGTTCCATCACTTTATTGATCAGGTACTCTTGCATACTGTTTGACGAGGTCGGATCAAAACCGGCAGCTTGTTGTGGTCCTTGTGGTTGCATTCCTGCCGGAGCACCAGCTTGTTGTTGCCGACCGCTAAATGCTTCGGGGTTAACAGGTGGCAAACCTTGTTGCTGGTTAAATCTTTGTGCGAGTTCATCTATCACCGCCACGTTGAGCCTCCATTTGCATTTTCATAATGTTCTTTTCACGCTCAATTTGAAGCTCTGCCTGTAACTTGGCGATCTTCGCTTCGAGGTCCGCTTGTGTCTTCGCCTTCTGAATCTCAATATCTTGCTGTGCTTTTGCCTTATCTATCTGAATATCAGACTGTGCTCGAGCTTGATCAGATTGAATCTGTGCTTGGGTGCGAGCCTGAAGTGCTTGAGCCTCGAGCTGCGCCAATTGTTGTGCGTATTGAAGCTCGGTTCCCTGACCCTGTTGTTGTCCGGCTTGCATGAGTGATTGAATCTGTTGCATCTGCGGAGCTTGCTGAACAACTTGAGCTGCTCGTTGACTAATAATGTTATCGAGCTGCGGATTGATGTCCTCGAACTCAAATTTCTTATCACCCAAATCTGGAAGAGTTGGCAACGGAACTCCGATGCTTGCTTCCATTCTGGTTCGATAAAGCAACGCAACGTGCTCGGCAATGTGGGCAATCAACACTGGTTGCAACGCTTTCGCTCCGGGGTTACCTGCCAAAGACGGATCTTGCATAAATTGCATATGAACTGCGATATGTGCATCGTGATCCTGTTCTGGGAACGCTCGGATTGGCTTGCCGTATAGCACCGACATGTTCTCATCGATTGGGTCGAGCCTCGGAGCCTCTTCTGGTTTCTTCAGAATCTGGTCAATGTTCGGGATTCGGATCGCCTCATACATCCGCTTATAGGCTTCGTACATATCGTGAAGCTGTGGAGCGGCTTGTGCCATTTGAAGAATGGCTTGAGCTTGGGCGATGCGTTGAGCACTGCTAAATATGTTCGGATCACTGACCGGAATCACATCGATGCGGTCATTGAAGTCTGCTGCAAAGATTATTTCGCTCTGACCAGAAACAGCAAATTCAAACTGCTCTGGCAAATAAAGCGAGTTGAGCTTCGCCAACATCTTAAACTCTTGACCCTGCGAATAGTGCAACCGCTTATGAATCGCTGAGAATGACTTCGATCCTTGCTCGATCAAGGCAACGGTCGATCCAACTGGTGCATTCGGGTTTACGTCCCCAACTTGTAGGTCTGCTGTACTTGCGAACCTTCGACCAGCGTCAACGATAAAGCCAAGTAGCTGGAACAAGGTGCTCGACGGCTCTTTGAACGGCAACGGCATGATTGCCTTGTTTACGTCGTCAACGGTGGAGTCTAAATCTATGAATTCGCCGGGGTTAACATCAATCTCACCACCGCTCACCCGACCCTTGAGCTTGAAACCGCCTTGCATGTTGGCAAAAGCAGCTGAATCGAGAAGTGCTCGCAACGCTCCAGTGGCAGCTTTTCCAAGTCCGCCGATGATGTGATACACGCCAAATCCGTAGAATCCAACTCCCGGCAAGAACTTATAGCTCACAAACCAATCTCTACGCTTCTTGCTCTCATCGCCTTCGTACCAGTTGCGTCGAACTGAAACGATTTTCTGTGAATCGTAATCAATCGTTACCACATAAGGGAACGCCACCATATTAGTATTGGTGTCGTTTTCATCTTCTTTGGATATCCCGTCGATGCCATCAAAAGTATCGTAAACGTGCATCTCCAAAAGGTTCATGACCTCGTCTTGCTGGTCATCAGCGTATGGATTTACGCCCTCGATGTCATCGGTCGTGCTACCAGATGGGTCAATCCCGTCACCAGAATACTCAACTGGCAAGTACCAGCCAGCCTGAACGTACTTATTAAAGTCGTTACGAGGAAGCCTGATCAGCTGGGTATATCTTGGCGATGTGTAAAGGTCTTTGCTTTCCGGAGCGACAACAAAGTCTTCAGCGTTCACGAACTGTGAGCACTGGCGATTGAGGGTCGCATCCCACCAAACCTTTTTAAATGTCTGACCAACAAGTGGCAATTGAAACAACATTTGATCCAAATCAGGGAAATACTCTGGCATTTCCTCGGTGATCTGGTAATTCATGAATTCTCGAACTCGACGAGCCTGTTCTTCGGTCTCTTCGTCAGGATTACCAACAATAACCGTCTTTACTGGTCCGCCGGATGGGTAAAGCTCGGCAATGGCTCGAGCATTGAACTGGGTTGCAGCTTCAGCGATCAGCGGATGAACGACTGTGCTCAATCCTCGGCTGGCTCGCTCTTCTTCGGATTCCATCAATCCACCGTCAGGGTCAAGCGTCTTTAGTCCTTCTTTATAACGCATCTCCCATTCAGCTCGGGCTGATTTATCGGACTCGAAATAATGAATAAGGTCTGAAGCCTTTCGACCCAGCGTCCTCTCATCAATAACCTCTGCCAAGTTCGCATCGAACTCGACCTCTGGCTCCATATCGATTGCGTCTAGCTCTGGGTCTCCGATCAGGACTTCATCCTCACCGAACATCTCGACCTGTAAATTATCCGAGGGAGATCCCTCGGCAAAAGGAATCACATTATCTTCTAGCGGTTCAGCCATACATTGTTACCCTCTGTTTAGGTAGTTCATCGTCTTCGTCATAATCTTGAGAGTGCGTAACGAACCATCCTTTGCGTAATCTCAGCCAAGCCTGTGTACAGGTGTCAACTATATCGTCATTTTCTGTAGCTGGAAAGGCTGAACAAATATCAATCAGGTTTTTTGCCCACATTTTATCTGCTGGGTAATAAATCCTGCCGTCTTCGAGCAATGCAGAACTGGCATGTGCTCGTGCTTCTTTATCGCGGTCTGGCATGTATTCAATCACAGGCACTCCGGCAACCCTCAAGTCTTGGATCAGACTTTGGCCCGAAGCCTTCTTTTCAATAAGCACCGCGTCAGGTTCGTAGTCATTATAAGCGTCTTGTGCGATTCTTCTCAACTCCGGATATGTAACTCGGTCATACCACATATCTAAAACGATAGCATTCATCTGACCTCGGCTCCGGAACACGCCCCAAGTGGTTCTGGCGGAATACGAGGTTTTCTCTTTGGTGCTAAAAGCCGTATCCCAAGATTGGATAACATACTCAATGTCTGGCAGTTCTGGCTTCTCCCAAGGAACCCACCACTCCGCCTTCAAGATTCCACCGCCCTTTGGCATTGGTCTTTGTTGCAACTGACCAGCTGACGCATAGCTCCCGAGCGACCGCTCGAGCTGAGATAACGTATCTTCATCAACCCTTTGAGGCCACAACAGCTCGCCTTCCTCGGTCCGAGGATCAGTAAATCCTAGTGAAGATCGAGTGTGCGTCGGATGCCCGATCTCATATCTGGCTGGCAAACAAAGGTGATCCCACTCATCGCCCAGCTCATTACTTAATATATGCCCGGTTAAATCTTTTTCATGAACTCTTTGCATGATGATCACGAATGCGCCCGTCTTTGGATCGTTCAATCGAGACTGCATCGCTTGATCCCACCATTCCAGAACACCCTCTCGAACGGCGGATGATTCAGCTTCCCTAACGTTATGCGGATCATCGATCACGATTATGTCGCCACCTTCACCCGTCAACGCACCATCGACCGAGGTCGCAATCCTTGATCCGGTCCTGTTGTTCTCGAACCTTTGTTTCTGGTTCTGGTCGCCAGTCAGATGGAAAGTGTCCCCGAAATGCATTCGATACCAAGGGCTGTCAATCAATCGACGGCATTTGACCGAGTCTCTGATCGACAAAGATGACGCATAGGATGCAAAAAGAAATCGCTTCTCTGGCTGGACAGTCCAAGTCCAAGCTGGCAAAGCTACTGCCACCGAGATCGACTTCATGTGTCTCGGCGGTATGTTGATGATTAGTCTCTTGATCTTACCTTCTACGACCGCTTGCAGATGTTCGCTGATTGCGTCTATGTGCCAGTTGTCGTAGAAATCCCTTCCCGGCTCAATCGTCTGCCAAGAGTTCTTGGTAAATTCCTTCAGAGACCTCCTCATCTTCTCCGCTCGAACTTCCGTCAATGACAGCGTGTTCAAGAACTCGTTCAATTGTATTGAGGTCATTATCTGTTAGCTTATTTATGTCCAAAACCTTCCGCTCTTCAATCTGAGCCTTAACTTCGACTGCTTTCAAGTCTGGAATGCACTTGCCCAACAAGGTTCGAGCTGCCATGACCCGAAGCTCTGGATCAGCTGCAATATGACCGGACTTGGTTGCCAGCCCTTGTGAGTCTTTCGTGTAAACGGGAAACATTTCTTTACCTTGCATAACAGCTGCGAGGAAGCCGACAGGGTCTGCCTGACCCATGATCCAATTGATTACGGCTGGGTGATTCCATTTATAAGGCTTTGATCTTGCTCTTCTTTGATTAGACATAGGCTCCACCGATTTAAATCGACCATTCCAATCTTCGGGCTTGACCGGAGGCCCGGCTTTCACTGGTCTTTTGACAATAATCTGTTCTTCTCGAGGCTTTGGCGGTCGCCCTCGTTTTTTCTTGGTTTCTGAATTTGGTTCTTCCACCTTAAATCCTTTTATTTACGCCAATGAACGCTATTTAATTGACCGCAGTATGAATTAATTTGAGGCAAAAGAAAAGGGCTACCAGTTTCAGTAGCCCAATACCTTCTAGGGGAGGAGAGAATGAGAAATTCTCGCCTCGAATTATGCGCCTCTTTTTTAGAAAATCAAAGCCCCAAGAAAGATCCCGATCATGCACCAGATAAACAACTCCACAATGCGCT